CCAGGGTTGTGATCGTTGCCGTATCGAAGAAGAAAACAACATAAAAAGCAAACGTCAGCTAGATCATGAACGCTGGCAACAGCACTACAATGACTATGATCTAGAGCAGGCAAAAATTTTAACTGCCAGTATAGCATTTGGAAATACTTGCAATCTAACTTGTATTACTTGCGGGCCCATGGCATCAAGTCGCTGGCAGGCTGAATACAAAAAAATCTACAACATTGATGTGCCCCCAAACCATTTTTACAAGCAAGGCTTTGTCAACGACTTTCTTACAAATGCTCCGGGACTGGTGCACATTGACATACCAGGCGGGGAGCCATTTTTGAGTGGAGTGCCTTTACAGCATGAAATTCTACAGAAATACATCGACAGCGGCCAATCACGTACTGTAAGTCTGCACTACACCACTAACGCTACTATGTTCCCAGGCCCAGACTGGTGGCGTCTTTGGTCACATTTTCGAGAAATTGATTTACAACTAAGCATTGATGGCGTTGGTGATCAATACGAGTACATAAGATTTCCGGCAGTGTGGCAGAGCACTGTGGAAAACGTCAAACAGTATGTGGAACATGCACGGCGCATTGACAATATTAAACTCAGTGTGTCAAAGACAGTGAGTGCATTTAACATAGCCTACTTGCCAGAGTTTTTCAAATGGTGCAATGATATAGGATTGCCAAAACCTTGGCTGGGACGAGTGCACTTGCCCCAGCATTTTAGAGCATCAGTATGGTCCGGCGAAGCCAAACAGTATATAATATCAAAGCTGTCCAAGAGCCCGTATCTTGACACACGCACCTGGGCCAGGATGTTGGCCAATGTTGACGACAGTGAACACTTTGCTGAGTTTGTACAACGAACACAACAACACGACCAATACCGGAATACAAGCTTTACTGACACCTTTCCAGAAATGGCCAAATATTTTTCTTGACTTTGTTTAAAAAGTCCTGTACAATTAACAAATATGAAAACAGCGACTATTACTATAAAAGACGAAGTCAACATCAAAATAGAAGGACTTGATCTTGAAGCCCGTAAAAAACTTGTGGCCAAGTTCAAATACGATATCCCCTATGCCAGGTACTTGCCGGCAGTTCGTCTAGGTCGTTGGGATGGAAAAGTTGCCTACTTTCAACTGGGGGGCAGCACTTATGTAAATTTATTGCCCGAGATTATCCCCATGCTTGAGCAAATGAACTATGACATTGAGCTGGATGATCAACGCGAGTATTCTACTACCTTTGAGTTTTCTCTAGCTTCAGAAGATACTTTTGCCGACAAAGCCTGGCCCAAGGGACACCCGCAACAAGGACAGCCCATCAAATTGCGTGACTATCAAGTTGACATTATCAACAGCTTCCTGCAAAATCCGCAGTGCATACAAGAAGTGGCCACGGGTGCAGGTAAAACAATTATGACCGCGGCCCTGAGTTGGCACGTGGGACATCATGGACGCAGTATTGTCATTGTTCCCAATAAAAGCCTGGTCACCCAAACAGAAAAAGACTATGTCAATTTGGGTCTTGACGTTGGGGTCTATTATGGCGATCGCAAAGAGTGGGGACGGCAACATACTATATGTACTTGGCAGAGTCTCAATGTGTTGTTAAAAAATACCAAAGCTGGTGTTGGTGATTGCACCATACAAGAGTTTATTGAAGGCGTGGTGTGCGTCATGGTTGACGAAGTGCACATGGCCAAAGCAGATGCACTAAAAACTTTGTTGACCGGAGTCATGAGTCAGATTCCCATACGTTGGGGATTGACTGGAACCATACCCAAAGAAAAGTTTGAAAGCCAAAGCTTGTTGGTGAGTCTGGGTCCGGTCATTGGCAAGCTCACTGCCAATGAACTGCAACAGCAGGGAGTGCTGGCGCAGTGTCATGTTAACGTAGTGCAATTGATGGATCACGTTGAGTTTAGCAATTACCAAAGTGAATTAAAATACTTGTTGGAAGAAACTGGCAGACTAGATACAATTGCTAGTTTGATTCGGCAAGTCAATGAAACAGGCAACACATTGGTGCTGGTAGATCGAGTAGCGGCTGGACAAGCCTTAGTTGAACGCTTGGGCGAACGTGCTGTGTTTGTGAGTGGTGCAACCAAAGCCAAAGATAGGCAGGATGAATATGATGAAGTGGCAGAATCTAGTGACAAGATTATTGTGGCGACTTACGGTGTGGCCGCTGTGGGTATTAATATCCCCCGTATTTTTAATTTGGTTCTTCTTGAGCCCGGAAAAAGCTTTGTCCGCGTTATACAAAGCATTGGGCGAGGCATTAGAAAAGCAGAAGACAAAGACCACGTACAAATCTGGGATGTCACGTCAACCTGCAAGTTTGCCAAACGACATCTCACTAAACGTAAAGCTTATTACAAAGAAGCAAACTATCCTTTCACGCAAGAAAAACTGGAATGGATGAAAATCAAATAATTAGATCAGCACCTGGCGGCTGTGGCAGTTTAATAGATTGTATTTTGCACAGCAACAATGATGAACGTTTTGACGTTGCAGTAGCATGTTACCGACAACAACAGTTGCCATCTTCATCATTGCTTCAAAACAGCTATGGCCGGAACGGTGTTGCTGTGATCTGGGACAACATTGTTGATGCTAGTTTTTGCTATTTCATAGAAAATCCCAATTTAACACAAATCAACCGACCACCAACACAAATGGAAGTCAGTGAAATGGTACATAAAATATCAAGCCTTGAAGCAATGCTCAAAGGCAATCCATGCTGTTGGTCATTGACACAACTACTGCAAGACGTACACAAGTTACATGATCACTGCCGGCAGATAAACCCAGAGATCACCTTAGAACGAACTCGCACACTATTCTCATTATGGCGTGATACCACTTGTGGTTTTTACGAACGCAATGCTGAATATGTGCTTGGTTACTTTAATCAATTGCCGTGGCAGGTGGTTGACTACAGCCCTGATACCATATATAATATACTTTATGCAAATACTAACCCTTGATGACAATCAGACCTATGATCTAAACACGTTGCCCGACGAAGTGGATGACATGCGATTCGCCATACTTGATAATTCAGATCCCAGCAATCCTGATTATCATTACATACCTTTGATATACCTAGAAACTTTTACAGCACCTGCTTTGGTGCTTAAAATTGGCAATGATATAATCCGCATGCCCATGGACTGGCAAGTGCTGATAGGTGAGCCTGATCTAGGCGACTTAGAAGTATTGCCACTCACAAGTATAAATGATCGTGGCTTTAAAGTGTTCCAGTTCAATCCATTGAGTAGCTTTCGTCCCAGTTTTCCAAGCATAGAAATTCTAGATGTTTATCACGAAGTGACCTGGTATGCACCCAAGCTTAAAAACGGACAAATGTTGGCAGTGCCTTTGAACAATGATCCTAGTCCGGACTGTGTTTATTTTGTCAAGGACATTAGTAGGAATTGCGAGATAGTTAACTACAGTTTAGCATGGTAATCATATGAAACAATATCAAACCGACCCCGACAACCCAGTTGTTGCCCCAATAATCAAACCCAAAGTAGATGAGTCTCCCAGCCAGATTCGAGAGCTAGAGGCCAAGCTTGCTGAGCAAGATAATAAAATAAATCGCATGCACCGAGATATTGTGCGTCTCAGAGAAGTCATCAACCAATTGGCAGCAAAAATCAAATGAGCGATCGGCTAAACATACGCTATGAGATGGCCCGGCTTGATGGCAAAGACCGTGATTTTTACAGCAGTCTCACTGATGAAGAACGCAAAAAGTTTAGCCCCTATCTCATGATTCGCTGGAGTAGCACAGTGCAGGGCACACAGGAACTGCAAGAATACTATGTGCAAAGCTGTAATCACTATCTCAACAAACACTTTTTTACAGTAAACAAGCACCCGCAATTGCAGTGGCTCATGAGCACAGCAGTGAGTCCAGGAACTGGTAACCACACACATCCGTGGATTGCCCCCAAGAAAAAAGACAAAGGCAACACTGATGTTAAAAAAATGTTGATGAAATTGTATCCCAACATGAAGATGGATGAAGTTGAACTCATGAGTCGCATCAACACCAAAAAAGAGCTTGCGGCACAACTCAAAGACATGGGCAATGATACTTCACTATAACAAGTTTTTGAAAATTTAAAACATGTCGTTTGTTTGTCAATATTGTGATCGTAGTTTTATCAAAGAAACCACACTGGCTGTGCATGTGTGTGAACAAAAACGACGGGAACAAGAACGCAATGAGATGGGAGTGCAACTAGGGTTGCAGGCTTATCTAAAGTTCTATGACTACACACAAGGGTCTAGCCGGTTAAAGAGCTGGGATGGATTTGTCAAAAGTCCTTACTATAGGGCGTTTGTCAAATTTGGTAGGTACTGCATGGGACTACGAGCTGTGAACCCAGTTAGGTTCATGGACTGGTTGTTGAAGAACAACAAGAAAATTGACTATTGGTGCAAGGATGCATTTTACACCGAGTACCTCATTGGGTATCTGCGAGTAGAAGCAGTTGACGATGCCTTGACTC